ATAGTGTACCATTCATATCTCTTACTGAACACTACAAGCAGGGAAACCCAAATACAGCTTCTAAGCTGTCGTTTCCTTGCACACAAGATTCTATGATTGTCTTTCAATCTCAACTCTATCATGGTCATGTACCAAATGATCTTGATAAAGAACGGATTGGACTTTCTTGGAATGCTCTTGTCAATTTTAGACAAGAAGACAAAAGTATATATAGAGTAAGATTTGTTCAAGAAGATACTTGACATTTCTGATACAACTGTATATAATACTATATTAACATACGAAACATACATTCACATAAGGAGAAAAATATGTCGTTAAGTTCACTCAAGAAGTCTAATTCATTAGACAAACTGCTTGGAGCAGTCAAAGAAGAAAACGCACCACAAGAGAAGAAGTCCTACAAGGATGAACGAATCTGGAAACCTGTGATGGATAAAACTGGTAATGGCTATGCTGTTATTCGTTTCCTTCCAGCAGTTGATGGTGAAGATATGCCTTGGGCAAAGGTCTGGAATCACGCATTTCAAGGCCCAACTGGTCAATGGTATATTGAGAACTCTCTTACCACACTCGGTCAGAATGACCCAGTATCAGAATTAAATTCAGAACATTGGAATTCTGGTGTGGAGTCTGATAAAGAGATTGCTCGTAGGCAGAAACGTAAGTTGCAATACTTCTCTAATATTTACGTTGTCAAAGATGGCGCAAATCCTGAGAATGAAGGCAAGGTATTCCTTTATCGCTTTGGTAAGAAAATCTTTGATAAGATTATGGAAACCATGCAACCTGCATTTGAAGATGAAAGTGCTATAAATCCTTTTGACTTCTGGCAAGGTGCGAACTTCAAGTTGAAGCTTCGTAAGGTAGACGGTTATTGGAACTATGACAAGTCAGAGTTTGAAGCACCATCACCATTGTTTGACAATGACGATGAGATTGAAGCAGTATGGAAGAAGGAACACGCTCTTTCAGAGTTTACTGCTCCAACAAACTTCAAGTCATATGATGAGTTGAAAACTCGTTTGGACATGGTTCTTGCTGGAACTACTAAGGTAGGAAGTGCAGCTGCAATTATGGAAGATGCTCCAGTAGCATCTCCAAAAGTTGATACTGCTCCTGCTCCTGCACCATCAGTAACACAAGATGATGAAGATGATACTATGGATTATTTTCAGAAACTTGCAAACGAATAGTAGAGATACTATGAAGAGCCCTCTATTGAGAAATCAATAGGGGGTTTTTTTTAGTAAGACAGATTTAGTGCAGCGACTGTCGGGTTAGGATTTGCCATAGCTGTATTCATGTGGGTTGCGCTAGAACTTGTACTACTATTAACAACATTAGTTGATGGTGCATTAACCACTACTGGAGTTCCACCACCACCAGATCGTTCTACCCCTGCTTGATTTACTCGATTAGCTCTTTCAGATTTAACAAGGTCAGCACCAGTAATATCTCCTTTTAACAAACTCATTGCTTTAGAATATTCGGCCACTGCAGCTGCGTTTTTTATTACTCCACTTTGGTTGATATCCATATCACCAAATTCTTTCAATTTATCTAATGGTGAGTCACCACCAAACAATTTTACTAACCCACTGGCCATTCCACCTATAAAACTACCAACACCAACAGATGCTTCTGCACCACCAGCCATTGCCATTGCTTTAGAATAACTAACCAACCCTTTTGCATTTGCTGTTGCTTGTGCAGCATTAATTTGTGTGTCACCAAATATTTTAAGTTGTTCTAGTGGAGTTAGTTTGTCCTTTCCACCAAAGAGTCCAGCTATAGAACCAACAAGACTACCAACTCCCTCAACAGCTTTGCCTGCGCCAAATGCAGCCATACCAGCACCTATCGCAGCAATACCTTTACCAACCTGTAATAGTTTATTACCATCAAGTTCTTCAAAAGATTTAAAACCACTCGACAGTGTTGGCATTGCTTTTCCTAGCAAATATGCAGCTCCTGCAACAGCACCACCCACTAACACTATTGCAGCTGCAAATGCAGCTGCTCCAATTGCTACAGCAGGATTTGCAAACGCCATAAATCCACCTGCGATTCCTTTGAGGATTCCACCAAGGCCTTTGCCTATTCCTTTGCCTATATTGGCAATACCCTTTCCAGCACCACCACCTTTGCCACCACCTTTTGCAATTGCACCACCTTTCGCAGCTGCACCACCTTTACCACCACCAATACCAGTTAATTTACTTGCAAAACTACCAACCCCACCAAGCAAACCTTTTACTGCTTTAATAAGTTTAGCAAATTTAAATGCAGCAAATAAAGCTGCAGCTGAACCTATTCCAAGAACTATACCACCAATTCCACCTTTGTCACCAAATAGTGCTTTGATGCCGTTTATGAAACCACCCTTTGGGCCAAAGAACGCATTATAAAATTCTTGTAATTTAGGAACAAGTACATCTACAATATAGTTTTTGGTGTCTTCCCAATATGAACTATTTAAAAATGCTACCAATGCAAGTGCAAAACCAGCAACTAGTGTACCTTTAAGTATAGCCATTATTCCTTTACCAGCAGACTTTAACTTTTCTTTTGCACTATCCCTTAGAAAATTCATTCCACCAGCAATCTTACCAAGAAGTCCTTCTTGTTTTGCAGCTAATGCTCGTTGTTCATTCTTTATTTCTTTTCGTGCAGCTGGACTATCTGCATTTTTTAATCTTTCTGCTAATTCTGCCTTTTGAACTTCATATTGTAATTTATTAAATTCCTTACTATCTGTTGCAACTTGACCATTTTTTTCAAGTTGAGCTTTCATTTCTTCTACTTCTTCTTTACCAGACCATTTAGTTCTTCCTTGGACTTCTGCTGCTTTCGTTGCATCTTGAAATGCTAATGTTCTTCGTTGAAACTCAGCATTCTGAGCAGGATCGCCACCACTAGCTTTAATTGCTTCTTCTAGTTTGTCTAACCCTATTTTTTGGTCATCTAATTGTTGTTTTGCTTCTTTTCTAAGTTGTAATTGCTCTACACTAATACCCAATGCTTCTGCAGCAGACCTAGATATTTCTTGATTAATTGATTTTGCTACTTTTGCATCAACTTTTATTTGCTTCAGTTCAGCTCTAGCCGCAACAGCTTCTTTTCTGTTACCCTTCCCATTTGCCTTCGCTTCTTTGTCAATTGAATTCAATTCCTTCATTCTAGCTGTGCGATCTTTCTCAGCTTTCTCTGCCTCGGCTTGCCGACCCTCTTCCAATTTTTGCATAGTTTTTTTAAGGTCGCTTATTGATGAAACTATTTCGTCTGCCATCTGACTGTCCTATTTTTTAGGTGGTGTTTTTTTAGACATTGCTTGTGCGCCAAAGAACGCGGCAACAATACCAGCAACAGCAATAAAGTATACTCCTGCCATATCACCTAGTATCTTTGCTGCCGAATCAATACCACATATAACTGATATAACAACACACGCTGGATACAACAACATGCCTGCAAGTGCAAACCATGCCATGTTGCGTTGTGCATCCCTCATTGCATCTGCATCTTCTAGTTCTTTGCGTTTGAACTCTAAGTACATCTGCTCTTCTTCTTTAGACACATTGCCATCACCATTAGAGTCTGCTGGGTGATAATTCTTTTTTTCTTCTTCTGCCATAACTTTTCCTATTTCATTTTTCTATTTTCTTGTTCCTGTCTTTTCTTTTCCTCTTCCAAAAAATTCATCAACAGTCCTATGTATATCTCCCTTTCCCAAGGTATCATTTCTTCTAACTCTGTCAAACTCCAATTGTGATGTTGCATCATCCCAAAATTCATTTGATAATAATTTTCTAACGAGTCATGAGAAAGGGCTATTCGAAAAAACTTTGCAGGCCCTCAATTGGGATTATACTTTTAACTTTTGTCTTGGGATTTTTAACCTCAAGATTATATGATAATTTAGGCATACTCGTAAAAAACTCACCAACAGCTTCGAAGTTTTTTGAAGACATGCTGTCAATAAAACCATCTAAATCTTTACTAGACATATCAACTCTTCGGTGTACTATTTCACCATCATGAACTTCATGTATGCATCTTTTTATCATTTCAAATAATGATTTTGTTTCTCCAAGTGCATTAAATCCTTTCATGTCACCAAGACAGGGATAACGCATTACGACACTAACATCATCTGTAAGAGAAATAACATTCGTGTGGTCTTTTTTCATTTGGACATTAACTTCTTCCAAAGGAATCGAAACATTTACTTTAGTTTCTTCGTCATCTGGACAGGTGACTCTTAACTCAGCTATCTCTCCGACAGATTTACTTCGTATTTTTAGAAACACATACTCAATGTCAAACATTGGCATCTTGTATGGGTCAACATCATCTGCAACACAATCATTTATAATTTGAGCAAATGTACTTTCCATCACCTTTTCATCTTCTGATTCTTGAGCAATCATCAATGCTTTTTGTTCTTTCACAAGAAACGGCCTATATTTTATTGTCGCTCCTGTTGATGGTAAACTTAATTCATAGTTTGCATTATTTAGTTTAGGTAAACCCATAATTTTAATCTCCGTTTATAATCTATTCAATATTTTTGGTATTGATCCTGTTATTTGTCTTTCAACTGTTCCAGCAAATGTAGTTATTAGTCGATCAGTTAAACTTGGTGCTTGAGCATTAATATCAAGTTGTGTCCAATATCTAAAAGAAAAACTTACTGTATTCTTTATGATTTCATTGTTTGCACCTTGATTTAAATCTGTTCCTTCAATTGTCTTTGGAAAACATTCCCAAAGTTTAACTCCAAATCTTCGATTGTCTTCTCTGTCTAATAGATACAAATCAATTTGAGCAATATAATCATTATAGTATCCTACGTTCCAAGTCTTTTCGCTAAATGCTAGTTTTTGCCATTCTTCAAAGAACCTTCTTTCAGTAAGATCAGAACTTGCTTGAAATGATACTGATATATCCTCTGCATAAGTTACTCCATTAACAATTGATCTTGTCGGGCCATATATGTTTGTATCATCAAGAGTAGCTAAGTTTCTGCCGGGCAATGCAATTCCTTCAACACGCAACGACACATCTCTTGAAGTAGTTGGGCCTTTATCCATACCAACCTTTTGAAGAAAAGTTGGAGTTGCAGAATTTTTTCCCATTGCTGTTGGTGGAATAATGATTGCTTCAAATCTATTGGGTACTGCGTAACCATTTTTAGAATGAAACCCAGACAATATATCATTGAGAGCTCCAAACGCGGCGGTTTCTAAAAATTGTGCGAGTGTTCCTGCCATTAGATCATGCTCCTAGAATCTTTCCATACTTCAGCTGAAGATGCTTTCTTAAATCGTTGTACTGGTAACAGACAAGCAATTTTAAATTCATCTGCATCAACTCTACGGAATTGTGATTTTACTTGTGAGTAAAGATATTTATGCAAAGTTGGTTTAATTATTGGTAATTTTTTTAGTTTACTGTAGTCTGCAATTATTCTAGTACTTGTTTCATCAAGGTCTTGACTATTTGCAAACGACATAATTCTGTCTAACAACTTCATTCTCAATGGTATTGGTAGATAATGAAAGTTAATACCAAGAAAACCATCTGAGTATCTTTCTATTGGAAGCACCAGTGGAAACGTATCATAGTAAGGTAATTCTTTTTTAAGTTTAGGGTTATAGAAAAACATATTCAACTTACCATAGAACTGTTTTTTGTTTCTCTTACCATCTCGTATTAAATCCATTGCAACTGGTTTGCCAAACTCTTTGATTTTAGCACGATACCATTTAACGGAGCGGTCTGCTCCTTTTGTATCAGCTTTAACTGATTGTATAAAATTACTAGTAGCCATAACTCTATTTATAACGAATGTTAAGATGATCTTCGGTTAATATCTTAAATTCCATATTATTGTCTAAACACCACTCATTTGCGTATTTCCACTTTGCTTCATTTACACCCCATGTCTTAACTTCATTAAACCATCGTTTAGTTTTTCTCTTGGGTTGAGATGGTGGTGGTTTACATTGAGCTTTAGGTTTGACCTCTATAATGAACTTTTTGATACTTCCATCATGTTGTTTTGTTTTTATGTAAAAATCTGGAAAATATCTGTGAATCTTCTTATCCCAAGGTGATAAATAGGGTATAATGATTTCTTCACTACCCCACTCAATAATGGAATCACTGGAGTCACAATAGGCCATAAACCTACGTTCCCAAAGAGAACGATAAATAACTTTAGAATGATCCCCTTTATATTTTTTAGGGTTTTTTGGAATATAGCGACCTGAGTATGACATAACTTATAAATAGTATATATAAGGAAGAACTATGGCAATATTAGACGGATTAAAAAATGCGGTAGCTGCGAACACAGCCAGAGCAGCGAACAATGTCGCAGTCAATGGGTTGCGAAATATCGTAGGCGATGTATTTGGTGTAGACCTTAATCCAACCAATCCTGCAGCTAAATTAGAAAATAGAACAACAAAATTTACAACTAAAAATCTTGCATATCCTGCTGATGTTGAAGGTGATGATATGCAAGGTCATTATATTATATTTGAAATTTTAACACAGAATAAAGCAAAAATAGTAAAAGAATCGGGTTCTGCAAAAGTTGATCAGACTGTAAGGACTGTGACGCAAGAAGTTGATCCCAAGTCAGATGAAGGGAAAAAAGCAATAGAAGCAGCAAAAGATGCTACAGTGAAAAAATAAAAACAGGGATGAATTCAAAAAAATTCTCAACCGCAGGTGGCAAAAGTAATTCAATTCAACTTTCTCAGGGGGCAACAACATCAATAGATACTCAAATTGCGCTATATATGCCCCCCTCAATATCTGTTAGTTACAACTCAAAATATGGCGAACAAGAAATTGGCGTATTAGCATCTGCTGGTGCTGGTATCATAGATGCATTTGCTGGTAAAAGTGGTGCAGATATGGGAACTGCAATAAGAAAATCATTAGATGAAGCAGGAAAGGGTGCAGAAACGGCAGTAATGAAAATACTTGATACTGCAGCCCCAGGCGCTACTGCGTTACTTGCATTAGAAAAAGGTGCAGTTAGGACTCCAAAAATGGAACTGATGTTTGAGGGTATTGGACGAAGAGAGTTTTCATACGAGTTTGTTTTCATACCAAAAAGTGAAAAAGAAGCTGAAATGGTACAAAAAATTGTAAAACAATTTAAATTTCACATGGCATCTGACTACAGAGATGGAACTTTTAGAGAAATGAACATACCAAGTTTTTTTAATATAACATATATGTATAGGAGTGGGCCCAATCCATTTCTCAATAAAATATCTACATGTGCATTAGAAAACATGGAAGTAAGTTATGGTGGAGATAGGTTTGTTGCGTATGAAGATGGGCAACCACAAACAACAAAAATTTCTTTAAAGTTTAAAGAAATGGAAATCATCACTAAAACACAAATTGAACAGGGATTTTAAAAAATGTATTTTGCACAATTTCCTTTAAATGTTTACGACTCTGTTGGTGATGAAAGTTATAAACTTGTAACACACCTATTAAAACGAGTTGCAATTCGTACTAAAGTAAAAGTCAACACTTTGTTTTTTGATACCTATGATGTTAAAGAAGGCGAGACACCAGAGATGATTGCAGACAAGTTATATGATGACCCAGAACTGCATTGGATAGTTCTTATGGTTAATGATATTACTGACAGGTATCATCAATGGCCAATGAATCAAAATCAATTCCTTACTTATATTAATGACAAGTACACTAATATCAGTGGAGTACATCATTATGAAATAAATCAAACTTCGGGTGATACTACTGTCAAACTTAATATTGGAACAGACAATACAGATCACCCAACAGCAACTCTAATCACCAACTATGAATATGAACAGGAACGTCAAGATACAGTAAGAAAAATAAGACTTCTTAGTCCAGAATATGTTCCCGATTTTGTAGAAGAATTTAAATCAATTATGAAGGATAATGGATAGTGGCAGATGCATTACAGGGCGCTGGCGATTTTACTGTTGACGAATTATCTTTAATTACTACATCTGGACTTAGAGTTAATCTCATACCCAATGTTGTAAAATTGACAATATTTGAAGATATAAATCAAAGTTGCATAAGCGGCACAATAACAATACAAGATTCAATGAATCTATCTTCTCATGGCCCAATCATAGGTCAAGAATTTCTGTCTATGAAAGTCAGAACTTCCTCTGTTCAAGATGATGATGGAATTATAGATTTCACTGAAAATTTACTTGCAGTACATTCTTTAACCGCACGAGAAAAAGTTGGCAATAATGTTCAGATATATAACCTAAGCTTTGTCAGTATGGAGTTGGTTAGAAATCAAAGAATCAAAGTAAAAAAAAGTTTCACCTTGCCGTGGTCTGATATTGTTTTATCTATGTTGGTTAATCAATTAGAAACTAGAAAAAATATTTTTGTAGAAAAAACTGTCGGTGTTAAAAAATACATTGCACCAAACATAAGACCATTAGACGTTGTTAATACTGCTCGTGATCAAGCAATTGCAACATTCAAATCTTCTCCAACATACATGTTTTATGAAACTCTCAAGGGGTTTAATTTTAGAACCCTTGCAAGTTTGTATAATGAAGAACCATTTATGGAATACACTACGTTTGAAAAGGGTGCGCTTGTTGGAAAAAATGGTGTGGTTGATCTTATTAAAGATTTAAACAATGTTCTTGGATATGAAATCTTAGCAAACAATGACACACTATTAAATTACAGAACTGGTATGTATGCTTCAGAACTCATAAAACACGACATTCGTAATAAATCTATTTCAAGAAAAGTGTATAACTACCATAGAGAGTTTAAGAACGAAGACCATATCGTAAGCGGTGTTACAAAAGGTAAAACTGAATACCCTCTAGCAAGTTCTGTCGCGTTGAATCCAAGAGGTCAACGAGTATCAGACTTCCCAGCAAGAACATATGTTGTACCCACCTCTATGAATAATCGAAGTGATGGTCAACATGCAACCCCAGATAATACATATCCATATGAAGCGTATGGGGCAGAAAAATGGTTACAAAGAAGAAATTCGCAGATGACACAAATAAAATCTGGGCTTAGTGTTAATATATTGTGTCATGGCAACACTTATGTAAATGCTGGTCAGAAGGTAATACTTAATTTGCCATACACAGCTGCACTTGAAACCGCAGATAGAGAAACTAACGATAGATTTTATAAAGGCCCATTCCTAATAAAAAATATACGACACGATTTTGAATTTGATAAATCACCACAGAAACATACAATGATTATGTCATTAGTTAAAGATTCTATAGAAGAACCACTAGATTCCCCACCTGATAATTATGAACCGTTTGCACAAGGGGATGTTACAATTATCAAACAAAAGGAGGACTATGACGGCGTAGAAATAAAAACCGTACCGCCCGGCATTTTCGGGGGGATTACAAAATCAGACGAAACTTAACTCACTAACAGAATTAATAGAAACGAGGACAAATCAATGGCTCAAAAAACTAGAAATTTACTCAAAAAGAAAACATTCCTAAAACAAGAAAGAATCATATCCCCCATATCAGAAAATGATAAATATGTTATAGACAGAATGGTAAATTATAGAAAACAAGAGCAAACAGGAACACATAATGAAGACATACAACGAATTACAAGAGGGAGTTTACGATCCCAATATATTTAAAGCTTTTTTCCTAGCAGGTGGGCCTGGCAGCGGCAAATCATACGTTGTCAGGAAAACCACTGGTGGTACTGGACTCAAATCAGTTAATTCAGATGCTGCATTTGAGAAACTTCTTAAAGATGCAAATCTTTCTCTCAAGATGCCTGATGCTGAACTAGATGCCCGTACTCCAGTTCGTGACCGAGCAAAAGAAATTACCAAAAAACAACAAAAAAACTATGTTGAGGGTCGTTTAGGTCTTGTTATTGACGGCACAGGCAAAAACTATGATAAGATTGCAACACAATCTAATGATTTGCGTCAACTAGGATACGACACTCATATGATATATGTTAATACCTCACTAGATGTTGCATTAGAACGCAATGCAAAGCGATCTCGTAGTGTACCAGAATCTATTGTGATTAAGTCATGGAAAGAAGTACAAGCTAATATCGGTAAATTTAACAATCACTTTAAATCAGATATGATTATTGTGGACAATAATGACCCTGATGAAGATATAATTAAACAGGTGTACAAACGAATACAAGGTTTACTTCGCAGGAAAATTAAAAATACCAGAGCAAAAGCGTGGATTGAAAACGAATTAGCTCTAAAAAAGAGATAAAAACTGCATTTTTTTACTAAGTCCTTGTTTTTACAAGGTCTTTTTTTAGCAAATTTACTTGACAAACCTTGTTCAACCTAGTATAATGGTTATATTATGATGAAAAAGGAGACTAGATGACCAGAACGGAACTAAAAGAAGTTGTAGAAGGCACCATTTGTGTGGTGTTATTGTTTGCGCTTGTAATTTTATCGTTGTGGACATTATAATATGATAGATATTAAGAAAAAATTCGACAATATTGATGACGGTATTGCAAATATGATTGCAGCTGCCAACTATGATTATAACAGCTTCATGCCTGAAAATAAAGAGATGTGTGATGATTTTGCAAATGGTTGGGTTGTCAAAAAAGGCAAGA